ACGATCAGCTCGTTGTCCGATCTTTTGGTTCGTTGTGAATCACTAGAGCAGATGGATGAGATTATGCAGAGGCTTGGTGGTGCAGGCAAATCAGGTAACCTGCAAACACCAAAGGATTTGTATTGAGCAAACCTGAACGTCATCGTTTAACGGAGGCTGATCGCCTCCAAAAATATTTTTGGGATTTAGAAAAATTAATCCCTGAACCACCTAGAAACTGGGCGGTGAATGCTAAGCCGTGTAAGTGGGCTAAACTAATAGAAGAACGTAAGAATAATCCTGATGTCTCAGGAGAATAAATATACAAAACCAGAGTTACGCGAACGAATTAAAGATCGTGTAATGGCTGGTTCTAAAGGTGGCAAGCCTGGGCAATGGAGTGCTCGGAAAAGTCAACTTCTTGCACAAGAGTATAAAAAAGCAGGTGGTGGATACAAAGGTGGAAAGGACGAAAAGCAAAAGTCTTTAGATAAGTGGTCGTCCGAAAAATGGATGACGAAAGATGAATATGAAAAAAGGAAAAGTGCTAAGTCTGCAGCACGCAAATACAAAGAAGCAGGCTAATGGATAAAGCAATTCAGAAAGGTTATACCAAACGTTACCTACCAGAAAAAGCCTGGGCCTCGCTGTCACCAGAGGAACGTGCAGAGACTGACAAAAAGAAACGTACAGGCAGTCGCCAAGGTAAACAATTTGTTCCGAACACCCGGAAAGCAAAATTAGCTGGACGGGCAGCCCGCCGGTATCGCGATAGCAAATAAGTTGTGATATCCTGACATCGGAGCAATTCCGCTCTGGGACTAATAGTCGAAAGTCCCTCCACGTTACGAACGTGGTGTTCAGCGACAACTTGAGTGGGAAGGAAGTTATGATCCCGGTATAACAACCGGGATTTTTTGTGACTACTCTTGTTGCCAACGTACCACCCGTCAAGGTTTGGGTACGGCGTGAGTATCTTCGTGACTTGCGTGATGGCCATGGTGAGTACACACCTGCTTATTGGGTTACATGTAAGTCGCTTACAGGAAGAGCTTTATATTTTGAGGCTTACCTGACTGAGTACGGCGCGCTATTCGACAAGCTACCAATCAGCGCGTTCCTTGCTTGGGATTCAGACCATCCGGACAAACCAGAAGCACCTACACCAGATCTGGAGCTAACTGACCTGCAGTTCTGGAATGGATTCGACACAGGCCTCACGGTCGTAGAAAAAAACCTGATCTATAACATGGAGTTTCAGGTGATGACCAGGAGTGCTGGCATCATGAAAGGCGAGTACTTATTTACTATTGACAACTATCATGCCCATCGCAATGAACCTGATTTTTATTTTGCTGAGTTCCCTGACGAGCACAAGTCCCACAACATTGTGGTGTTAGAGAACGGCCAGATCGGCGCCTATCCGAACAATCGTTGCCGCATGGTTGATCCATCGCTCAGCAATCACAACCTCAAGACACCAGACTTCAAGGTATCAACGCGATATTTTGATGTTGAACACGCCCCAAAATGGGGAAGATTGGGCGAATGTGATGACTATTTCTGGAAAACACCCAACGAAGCTGTAGAATAATTCAGCACGGGAATTAGCGCAGCGGTAGCGCGTCTGCTTTGGGAGCAGAAAGTCGCAGGTTCGATCCCTGCATTCCCGATTATCGAGAATATCAATAAACGCCGTTTATCAAGAAAGCTGATAAATTAGCTATATTAAGAACACGAGTAAATGTTCTTAATGCCCATAAAGGACGTAGACAAAAACAGGGAATATCAGCTGGACTGGTATCACCAAAACAAGGTTCGCTTGAAAGATCGAATCAAAGATCGACGGTATAAAAACAAACGGTTGATTGATGACTACAAAGAGGAGCTGGGCTGTATTTGTTACACCTGCAATAAGTTAGAACACCCGTCCGCACTTGACTTCCACCATTTGAATGAAGAAGACAAAGAGTATACAGTCTCAAAAATGGCCGGATACAAATGGGAAAAAATAGAACAAGAAATTAAGAAGTGTATTTTGCTGTGTGCATGCTGCCACAGAAAACTTCACAAAGGTTTGATATCTCTTCTTTAGTCAGGCCAAAATTAACGGAAGAATAAACCACCTGCCTCAGAAATACCAAGCTCTGGGATGGTTAAACTACCAAAAGGTGTGGGTAGTTTCCATCGACCGCCTCGCTTACGTGCAGCTTCGGCACGTTGTAATTGTGCTTGCGCTGCTTGTTTGTCAGCTGCGGCATTGATCTTAGAAGATCCACCTAGTTGAGATGCAACTGCAATTGGATTAGCAATACGCAAAGCAGTAGCAGCAGCGGGGATAACAGCAGCAGCCGTTTGTGGAGCAAGACGTTGAGCAAGTCCGGCACCAGCGCCAATCACTGGAGCAGCAGCCGTACCGATTGCATATTCTTTTGCAACTTGAGTAGCCGCTTTACGTACGTCACCTTGTTCAACGGCCTGCCTAAACTCTGGGTCAAACAACGGAACAGATCCAGCAATATCTAAAGTCGAACTTGCAGCAAGCTGCCTTAAATTAGGCGCATTTATAACAGGATTCTTAGATAAAGATCTTGATTGATTCATCAAGATATTTCCGCTTCTGTTAAAGAAATTTTCCGCTTCTGCGTATAACTCAGGAGATGGATTAGTTCTTATTTCATTAATAAGACTTAAACCAATTTCACTTGTGTCTTTAGCTACGTTTTTTAATCCTGACTCATTTAAGCCGTCAACAATATTAGCCAAGCGAGAGTTCAGGTCATTAGCATTAAATGCGTCATAATCTCTAGCAAGACCAGAGTCAACTTGAACAGCTTTTTTAGTTGCGTCATTTAAAAGGATGTTGCCAAAATGATTATCTTGGTTGCTAACTCCACCACGATATAAAGCTTCGGTTAGTTTATTCCTTTCAAGGAAAAGAAATTTTTGTTCTTCTGGAAGCAACTCGTCAAATGGACGATGAGGAATAGCTTCAGTTCTTGTAATGCCCCTATAACGTCCTTCTTTACCTTGGATTGGCTGGAGTGTAGCAGAATAAACCTGAGGACCTAACTCAAGTTCAGCGGTAAGAGCGGCCATATTTAATTCATTTTCAAGAAATGCTTTAGCTTTATTTTCTTGAATTTTGAAGGCGGTTTTTGTATTGGTAGGAACTGTAACAGAACCAAAAGCACCGGTGCCAACAATGGGAGTACGCCTGTTATCGATAAGCCAACGGCTTTGTTTTTCAGAGAGTACGCCAGGAGCAATTGATTCCTCTGGGAGTGAGCCAAAGTATTTAAGTTGTTTTTTTGCTTCTACAAATTCAGGTGTTTCTACTACATCAAGCATGTAGTCGGGGACTTTATTTCTATTTGGCAGAACAACATCAGCTGCTATGCGTCCAAGTTCTTTAACACCAGCGCCAGCACCTTTTAATTCTTTACCAACTTCGTTCAACAGTTGTTGAAAAACATTAGGGTTATTTTCTAAAGCAGAGATTGCCTTTTGTTGATTAAGCGCGGCTTCTACTTGAGAAGTCCGCATGTTGTCAAAGGGACTCCCTGGCTGTGAACCGCTATAACCAAATGGATTCCTTGGTGCTGCTTGAATACCGGCAATACGCCCTGGTTGGAGGGCACCTTGCTTCATGGCGTCCCACTCTATGGCTTTATCACGGACGCTCATTAAACGATCAAAGACAGATCCCTCTGGTTCGCCTGCATCAATACGCCGTTTCCATTCTTGCGCCGCTGCTTTTCGACCAGGTTCAAAAGGATTAGTTCCTTCAAGGTTTAGCTGACTTGTATTGAGAGCAGAAGGAACTACGGGTTGTTGTTGTTTTGCTACTGCTTCTTCAAATGCTTTGAGACGCTCAATATCTTTTACTGCCACAATTTCAGATGGGCTCGGCAATGGTACTTGTGCAAATTGTTTGGCACTTTCTTGAATACGTTTAATTGCCTCTTCATCAAGAGGCGGAACGTTTACACCTGTATAGCGGAAACGATCTGATACCAGCCCTGGATCAGAACCCCAAATTGCACGTGTCTCGAAACCAGCCATCAACCATTCCGCAACGTAGCTTTAATCTGCCAAGCAGCCTTGAAGGCTTGACCACAGAGGTCAGCCATGTAGTTCTGGATATCAATGGCACCCACCTTGGCGGCAATGGGCTCCAGCTTTTTGGTCTTCATGCCCAGCTCCTCCAGGTTCTTGTAGTACGTGGTGAGTTGATCGCTTCCCTTGTAGCTGGTAACGTGTTGAATACCAGGGCCAGCATCAGCCAAACCCCTGGCGCACATGGGCATCAGGTAGTCCATGGACCTGATAAATTCCGACAAGGTATCGAATTGAGTCTGATGAGCTTCGTACTGATCTCCAAGGAAGGCATGCACCCCGAGGAAGTTTGCCCCCTCGTAGTTCAGGTGAATGAGATGGGATTGTGTCTGAAGTTCCTTGAGGTAAGAAGCAAGGGAAATGCACTGCTGGATGAAGGCCCCGACATCACCATTCTTTGATTTACCAGGACCTTTGGGTTTGCCCTGGGGCTCAGGCAATGTTTCAGGTCCGGGGGTTTGTGGCATAGGAACCGTTTGGGGGCCAGGAGTATACATAATTTTTTAGCAGTAATTCTATTGTAACGGGAATTAATTACACAATTTCAAACCAAGACAGGTCTGTGTATGCCCTTGCACCACTGATTGTGGGTGCAGCAACAACCGTAAAGATGTCACTGACACCGGCTTGATCCCTTCCCAGCTGGAAGTTGAAATCACGTACATCACTCAATGAGAGAGTGCCATCAGAAACAATATAACCACCAATAATATCTGTGCCACCACTGACACCTGTAGCTGTTGTGTCGTATTGAACATTACCGTTGTAATGCGTTTGCCAGTTGGCACCACTCAGTGTCGGATTAAGCAAAACACGGTATTGAATAATGTCTGGTTTGTTGTTTTGCGTTTGCTCAAGCGCAATGCTTAAGTTTGCTGGAACAATAACACTATCCGTACGGCCTGATGCCATACGGATAGAAACCAATGGGTAAGTAACGCCAGAAGACGTAAGGGTTTTTGGTGTAGTACTGGTGGCAATATTGTAACGACGCGTAAAACCTTCGTAGCCACCTTCCGATGCAACGGTATTACAAATCTGGCGGGCGGCCCCACTGGTTGATGTAGTGCCAATGTTTTGAATCTCTTGGCGCAATGGAAGCACAGCCGTTGTCATATAGGTTGTGTCCTTTAAGTTTTCATTATGAAAAGTATGCGCAACAACAAGAGAACCATCAACAACAAAACCAGTCCTTACATCACCAACACCAAGCCATTCAATATCCATCCAGAAGATATTGCCTTTAGTTGGATCAAGAGTCCTTTTGCTATTACCTGTTCCGTTAAATGGATCTTCGTTCCAACTTGATTGTGCAACACGTGTTTCATTAACAGCACCACTCACATAACTACGGAGCACAAAGTAGTTTGTTGTGCCGCTTTGCTCAAAGAAAACACCGTTCTGCGTACCAAAATAACCAACGCGTTGCCGGCGATTTTCAATACCAGATGCAAAAGTAAATGAGTTAAGTACCAGTAGTGATTTACCTGGCTGGTAAGGAAAGACTCTTTTAGTTTCCCTGTAGATGTAATCACCAGACGCTGTGGTTACATTTAAAGAGATTGTGCTTTCGTTTGTATTGTATACAGTTGTTGCACTACCACCAGTAAGTGTTGTCCACTTATCATTCTCTTGATAACGATGCTGGCTATCAAAGATTGTATAGGGTTGTGATACACGCAACCTGCCAAATGCATCGGCAGCGGTTGTACCAGCTGGAGTAAAAGCAACGGAGTAACCACTTACTGTTGTTACTTCTAACGGGCGCCCACTACAGGTCTGTACTTTATGTACAGGATATAGATGGGAATCAACTGGGTCCCTGTAGTTAGGCATTGTATTTCTACATACGTAATATTATTCTACGTTTAGTATTAATCAAATAAAAAAGCAGTGACCTAATGGCCACTGCAGGTACATATCAAATGTTATTAATCGTTCTTTACATTCTGCAAAAGTTTAAGGAGCGTTTGGTTTTCATCGGCATTTTTTTGATAGAACTGCCAGTTGTCATAGACCACTTCTAGCAACACATCAAAGAATTCATTACCGGAAAGGACGTTGGTATCCACAAATTCACTGACTGAATCAGCCAAGTATTCACGCAGCCTCTCTTTTGACTTGGCCTTGGACTCCTGGAAGAACATGGAGACTTTCCCGGTACCGCCCAATAGAACGTCAGCCTCTGGTTTGAAATTCTCCTTGATGTAGTCACTCATTTCTTTAGAGGATTCACGAGCAGTCTTTGCATTAGAAGGGGATGGGGTTTTGATTTTATCGGGGAACTCGTTATAGGTTTCTTTATAGACTTGATCAAGGTTTGTGATGCGTTCCAAAGTAAGTGGCGAGATCAGTAACAGCTTGATGATAACCCTCTAGCCAACCATCTGGTTTGGCATCTTTACATTTTGGATCATTTTGTTGTGTTACATATGAGATGTAATTAATATCCAGTTGCCTTAGTGCACCGGTTGCTGTCTGGTCATCCATAAAAAAAGAGGATGCTCATAATTTGAAACATCCTCTTATTTTAATTTGTAGTTGGGGTTACGGTATCAAGAAACGATGACTTCCTGACCTTCGAACTTGCCTGCTTCTAGGTCACGCACAAATTCAAGGCGCCGGAAGTATTCGTCCCTGCAATAGGGAGCAGCTTCTCCAAGTGCAAAAGCTTCCCACAGACCAGTGTATAAACCATTGGTTCGAGCAGAACACTGATACATGTGCTCCATGAAATCAGCTTTCTTTTGCTCAGCTTTAACATCCCAGCTTTCAAGTTGTTCTTTCAGCCAGGGTGTATCAAAAGCACCTGCAGTATTGAGTTTCTTTACAAGGTCTTCAGTCATTGGAGTTGATGGCGGTTACAGAAGTATAGACACCAGTGACGTGAGGAGATACCTCAAAGAGAAGGTTATCAAGCTCTTCTTGTAAGCCTTCAGCAATTTCTTCAGCAGTTTTACCACCGAAGGAATTGTACTCAAGGTCCAGGTCAACCGCAAATGATACGGTCAACGTTGGCACAGCTACCTTTTCCATTGAAAGAAATAAAGACCTAGTTACTGTAGCAGTAATTAAAGGATTTACTGCTCAAGCAAACGCTCAAGCGAGTGAGCTTGATGCTCCTGGTAATAACCAAGCCGTTGTTGAATTAAGTTGTAGTAATGAATTGCGGAATCAACCATCTCCTCTGCATCCATAGATGCCGCAAGGTTTTCATTGGAAAGCATGGCTGCCGTCAAGATGACGACACCATGCTCAATCTTGGAACCAATTGTTGCAGAGAGAGGAGTCCCATCACTGGTAAAGCCAGCAATCATTTTGTTGAGAACCGGATCGCCACCCATGAGACTCCTTACGTGTTTATTTATTGTATTCGAGTTTATTTATCTCCTCGTGCGGTGACATACCAATAGGCATGGCGTGCATTTTGATGGAAACGCTTACCAGATAACAGCTTAAGCTTTCGCTCTTCCAGATCATCCAGCCGTGATTCTTGGTAAGGAGGCAAGTCTTTACCGTCTTCACAGAGCATGCTGATCTCAATGTCAATCATGTCGATCTGCATCTGGAAGTCATCAACCGATTGCTGGTGACAGCACATCATGATGTGTGCATCTTCCAGGTCAGTCGGCGGATTCAGATTCTTGTAGAAGCTCTCCGAAATATTCGGGTGCTTGTGACTCCATCCGCTTGGTAGAGAAGAGTCGGTTTTTTCGGATTGCATACTGTTGTTCGACTTTGACTCCTTGGGGGAGGTGGTCACCGTTTTGGTAAGCGTCACGGATGGCATCGAGGTTTGGGAGAGTTTCAAGTTTTGTTTTAGGTTCGGTTCGTTCTGAGAGAACTTCTCCTGACATTGAACGTACCACGATTCTTTTGGTTGTGGTTGTTTCTTGTTCAATGCAGTATTTGGTTCTTTCGTCAGTGTGCCAAAACTCCGGGTCCGATGTGATCTCGACCGTGAGTTCCTTCTTCCTTGAGAGGACAAACTCATAGTTTTTGCCTTGTATCCGATTTGAGTCAAGCGGTAATGCCCGCCTCAACCAGCTTACAAGATTCTTCAGCTGACTCAGTTGGGACTCATGATGCCTCTTGGCTTGAGCAATGAGATCAGCTTCCTTCTTAATTCGCTCAAGGGCATCCTCATGGGCAGCCATGGCGTAGTAGATGCGATCCACCTTTTCAGATCGCAGGCTTGCACAAGCTTCAAGCTCTGCTTGCGCCAACTGCTGGGACTCAGGAGTAAGGAGAGGAAGAGAGCGTTCCAGGGCACCATAGTGCTCGTACAGCTTGAGGATGTTGAGATCTTCAAGTTTAGTTTGAGTGATCTTGGACATGAGTTTGAATTGAGTTGAGTGTCATTCAGTAATGGGATCACCCATGATCAGGGTGAAGTCATCGAGTTCATCAATGCAGATGAAGTGGAGTTCATCATCTTTTGGATCACGCATGCGCACATAAACCTTTTGATCTTCAAAGCAAATGCCTGTATCTTCCCAGATAAATTTGATACCTTTTTTGCTGACAAAAGTCCGCTCTTCCAAAACAGAAAAACTGTGGAAGTTGTTGTAACTAATTTTCATTATCAGGCAATGTTGTATTGGGATTGGATTTTGTTAATGGCATAGGTCAGCAGCATGCCTGCTGCTGCCCAAAGAAGATCTTTGGCAAAAGGAATGATGGAAGCAAAGAGTGATTCAAACATGATGAGATGAGTTTGGATTGGTAGTCAGTTTAACGTCGTGACGAGGACGGCGACCTCGCAAGGTCAGTCTACCAGGGCTGTCAACGCCATCGGGGACCAAGCATCCAGCCAACCAAGGATTTCCTGCGGCCGCTTTTAACTTTTCTTACGCGGTGCATTGCCCTGGAATCAAAGCAAAACAAGATCCCCTTCTCTTTTGGAACTTCGTAAAGTTCATTGACATCATTCATGAGTTGCACTTCACCGCCTTCATACTCATCTGGATCAGAGAGTTGAAGTGAGAAAGAAATCTTCCTGACCAGTTCAGCATCAAGGGCAAGCTTGTCCCTCATAAGATCTTCGCCAAACCCCAGGGCTTGGTAACCGCTTTGGTAGTAGTAACTCTCAACACCTTGATCACAGTGCCAGTTGTAGAAACAACCTTCACCATATGAGGTGTACTGAAGACTAAGGCCATCAATACACCTCAGGTCATAACAGAAGTTATGGGTGTTTGCCATGTTGACATAGTGCATGACAAAGCCTGTTGTCCAGTGTTCAGCTGGAACCCAGGCATTTTTAGAGTTACGATCCCTCTTGGCTTTGGTATTTTGCTCCTCCTCATTTTCAACAAGGGAGTGAGTTAACTCATCATCTGGATACAGCTCAGTCAAATCCCTTTCAATAAGAGCAACAACTTCGTCTGGAAGTTTTGTTTCGTAAAGAATAGATTGGTAAGCCATAACCTCAAATCAGTTAATCTCTAAACCTAGAGCATTGTTTAGTGCATTAACTATAAAGGTTTCCTGGCCATCTTGACCAAGTGATGTCCAGTATTCGAGCTCAGGATCTGTTTCATCCCATTCAATGTGAATGGTCATTGTTTCATCTGGCTCATCAATACATTCAATCTTTAGCTTTTCGATCCAATTCATATTCAACATGGCCGATTAGTACGTTGATTGCGTAGTCTTCGTGGTGCATTTTAAGGTCAGCAGCTAGTTTTACCAGTTCCCAGTGGGTATCATCTGGGATTTCAAGGTCATAGCGTTTGTCGTCAGTCATTTTTTAATAGCTGCTTTGAGTTGTGGAAGTGAGGTGCCTGGGAATGGTGTGTAACCAGCCTCCATCATATTGAAGAACAGATCCCATGCATGCTCCTGTGTAAAAACCTCTTTAGGTTTGTACGTACGCCAGTGGCTAAGCGGAGCCTGTGCACCAGATTTGGTGTGTAGCAAAACAAAGCGCCCGTCACTGGTGTGATCAGCGGGAGGTGCATACCACCAGGCCACACACTTATCAGGCGTACCACTGGGGCTGGCATTCCGTGCTTCAGTGCGCTTGCACAAAAGCTCACGGTATTTATTGAACCAGGTCAGATGGATACACCATGGCTTGAAGCCCTGGATCTCCTCCTGAAACAGCGATAGGTTATTCAACTGACGTTGGAAGGAACCACATGAGCACCATGGCTCACCAAACTGTGCCTGTTGCTCTTGCCCTTCATCAAGATCGCCATCCATATTGAGAGGACGATCAGCCAAACGCAGACCATCCGGTGCAACCAGATGACCAAGGTCAGTTTGATCTGACTGCAAAAGCGTCGTTACCTTTGCAGGATCGTTGAGATGAATAAAACGATCCGCCCAATGGGCTTGGAGTTGTGCATTGGAGGTCAGGTGTCCGAGTGCGTGCGTGTAGTTCCAGCCCTTAAACAGTATGTAAGCATTGTTATGCCATACACTAGGGCCACGATAATTAGGGCCAAGGTAAGAAAAGAAATCTTTGAGTCTATGAGTATAAGTTGAGTATGCCGCTTTGATTAAGTTCCGTGAGTAAGTTTGCTCACTACCATCATGACGCACCACAAGACAATCATCATCTCGCAGATAGATCCCAGCAATGCTGGTGTCATCAAAATCCTGGTAGGCACGGCGAATATTTGTCCGCGTGTAGATACACGCCTGCGCCGAGTTGAGCTCCGTCTGTAGTTGGGTGGACATTGGTTTGAGTTGGGTTGAGTGAGTGAGGAATCAAACGTGCCAGAAGGAGTCATCCTCCTGGTTCCTCGCCTTGAGTGTAGCATCGTGCCTTGCCTTTTGGTAAGCAGCTTTGCCCATGCGGTAGGTGCCGTAAAGTACAGCAGCCCAACACACTGGGTTGCCAAGGATAGCTGCAATTGAACCAGCGACAACCGCTGTTGTACCAGCAGCTTTGATAGCAGACTTTTCTTCAGGTTTCATTGTGTGATTTTTAACACAAATGGAAGGTTTTAGTTCGTTTTAAATAGGTGAGTAGAATTAGTGTAACAATTTAATACACAATGGACGACATCAAATACGTACCGTTAACACAATTTCAAATTGAACCAACGCTTGATGATAAGTTTTGGTTAGAGAAAGTAAAACGTTCAATTCAAGATTGTGATTCGGTAAGTGCATTGAAAGAAATGGCGACCTTGCTTGCGCAGATCGCCACAAATCGCCAGGGTGTAATCCGTGGGTTGATCCAAGACATGTTCATTTTCAACAATGTTTCAGTTGATCCTGATGGCTTGGCCAACCCAGAGGTTAAGCCTTAGAGGCTTTCATCTTCACCCGTCATGGGATCACGGGCAGGCAGTGCTTTAACTTCTGCATCACTCAAAGAACGAGACACAGGAAGAATCTCGACACCTTGCTTGATACCATAAGCACCACCAAGCTTTTCAGCATCTTGCTTTGCATGCTGGTTGATGTAATCATTGAACATCTCCTGGAACTTCCAGGTTGATTCACGATCTTCATCGGGAATCGAAAGACGGCTCAGTGATTCAACAGCAGCATCTTGTGTGCTGTAATCAGGAATCTCAAAGGATTCAATGGCGCAGATCTCAACGTTGTTTGCACCGCGCATGTCATTGACAAGCACAGGGCAGAACACCGTGGTTGCATAGAACTTTTCATTGAAGCTCAAAGGAATTTCAGAGTCCAGTGCCTTGGACAAACACTTGGACATTTCCTTTTCGTACATCCGAATTTTCTCAGATGCATCAGTGCCATTGAGACCCTTAAGCGTTAGCACCATGGGAATGTCATGGGCACGCTTGTTGTCCTGGGTAACGATATAGATCAGATACTTTGTACGGACACTGTACTTACGCTTATACATTTCGCCCTTGCTATTGGCAAGGTCGGCTGCAATCTTATCAGCTTCCCAAAGTTCTTTAACATTGGGATCATCAAAGGTACCAACCACCTGGCGCATCCCAGTGGTTTCTTCCACCATTAGAGGAGAACGCAACAAAACCTGAACGCGTGGCTCAGTAAAGTTCAGTCCTTCCTCAATGGAAGTATTAGGCGCCATACCAAAGGTTTGTTTGTAGTCCCAGATGACAGAGCCTTTGGCAAAATCCGATTCAGCGGCGTTCCATTTGCAGTTGTCAAGATCAGATTTACGAATAAACCAACCGCGTACTTTTGATTTGTTGAGGGGTTGAATGGTGACAAGGTTCTGGTATCCAGATACAAATTCCTTGGATTGAAACATCCGGAAGGAATCAAGTCCACGGGTTGCAAGCGCAGTTGTTTTCTTGGTGGTCATGGAGGAAGTCATGGTTTGTTCAGAGTGAAGATGGACAGTTTAACGTCGTGTCCAGGACGTGTTCTTAGCTTAGGTGGTAGGGCTTGCTTTGTCAGCAATCAGAAGGGAGCTTCTTCAAGTTCAGGTGCATTGCCGTATTGCCCAGGCAGTTCTGGGAGACCACCACCGGAGGCAATGTTCCAGGGATCCTGGTTTTCCTCAGCAGTTCTGCCGCCCCAGAGTGGCGCCACATTGTCAGAGTTGGCAACCACAGTCTGAGGTCTGATGGTTTGTGATGCTGTATCACTGGATGCTTTTGGTGCAAGGGTCATTGAGACAAGTTGAATCTTGGTGGCATGACGTCGCTCTTTGGTTTCCTTGTCTTGCCAGGCGTCAGTTACCAAACGACCATTGATGGTCAAGCCAGTTCCTTTGCGTGTGAAGTCAACAAGTAATTGAGCATTGTTTAATTTGTCATTGTGTGAATTGATTGCATAGAAGTTAAATAGATCAGCCTGATTCCGGCCAGTGTTAACAGACAGAGACTGATTGCAAATCATCAAACCATCTGCTGTTGTTTTAAATGCACGAGCATCGTCTTGCTGGATGTCCTTGACACAACGTCCACTAAGGATGACTGTGTTCAAGATTGGGAATGCTTCTGTGACTGTGGCAATGACACCACCATGGAGTGAATATGTGCGTGATTCAAGATCAAAACGCAGCTTGGCACCATGGATATAAATCAATGCACCCTTAGGAGTGCGTGCAAAACGATCAGAGTTTTTGCCGTAAACATTGAGTTCGATTGGAGTTGGGGCTTTGTTACCTACAGGAGGCAACATGACATTACAGCGCAGTGCTGTTGATGTAGCAGAGGTGTAGACCTCACGAGGTTCTTCTGTGGTTTGAGCACAGACAAAAGCTTGGTTCATGATGTTCCAAAGGGTTGTGTGAGAGGCAGTTTAACGTCTTACCTCAAGGACGGAAGCCATGTTTATCTACTGAAATCTATAGTTAAATCTTTTCGATTCCAAGCAGAAAACTAATGACAACCGTTGCAGTTAAAACAGAAATAGTCAGAGCAAAATAATTTAGGTTCATATCAATGAGTTTCAGCCCACGACGATCCTACACGAGAGTCTCCTTCAATAAGACAACGGAAGCCAAAAAATTCCTGGGCCTGCGGGAAAGCAAGCATGGCCTGCTCACGGATGGCTTCTGTGTGTTGAGGTTTGCATGCAATCTGCACTTCATCATGCACCATTAATAGCTGCTGCCAATCATGGTCATAAGCCAAGCCTAGATTTTCTTCAATGTTTTTCTGAATGTTAATGACAACTTGTTTCATTAGGATGGCACCAGCTGATTGCAACAGGACATTCAATCCTTTAAATGCAGAACGGCAATACAACTGACGGCGATCAAGACCAATCAAATAACCACGGAGCCCAATTGTTTTATCGATTTCTAACTTCAATGCTTTGAGTGCTGGTACACCACGCATAAAACCATCGATAGCATCACGACCTAGCATGCGCAGTTCATTTTCATCCTTAAGGTTTGGATCAATGATCGAACCAGCCTTTACAGAACCGCATCCGTATAACATGCCATAGAGCAAACGTTTGCTGATGTCCCTGGTTTCTACACCAAATTGTTTTTGGTTATAGGTATGGATATCAATTGTTTCATCGGTTACCAGCCGAGCGTATTCTCCGTTATCCCAGATTGCCAAATATCCAGCAAGGCAACGTAGTTCAAGTGCCTTAGCGTCAATACCAATGAGATCCCAGCCGTCAGGAGGAGTGAACAGATTTCGACATTCCTTTCCGTATGGCGAGTAAGACGCTGGGACTTGGCCCATATTTGGATTGCGGTGTGAACAGCGCCCAGTAATGCAACCGTTAGTAATAAGGTCGCCGTGGATACGACCAGTGTCATTGTTGTAAAGCTTGATCCAAGCATTGTTGCCACTTGCGATTTGGCCAAGTCGTTTTTTAACCAACATATATTCTGCCAATGCTTTTGCTTCTGGGTATGGAAGCTTCTCTAATACATCATCATCAACAACTGGATTTCCTTTTTCAGTAAACCTCTCTGGTTTCCATCCGTACTTACTGCCAAGTCTTTGAGCAATCTGGTCACGAGATCCAGGATTGAACTCTTCATAGCTGACTTTGGTAAAGGGTTGTCCTTTGACATAGCCACGTTTAGTGTTGTTGACCTTTGGTACAAACACATGTTCGTGTTTGATGGGAGGAAAGATTTCTTTTAGCTTTGCCTCAAGTTGTGTTTCTTTTGTTCGTAGCTCATCCACGAGATCAAGAGCAGCATCCAAATCGAAAGGAACACCTGATCGAATTTGTCTGTTAATCGCAAGAGCAAAGTCGTGCTCCAAGAGTAGAGACGACTCTGGATACGATTGACAGGAGATAAGTTTCCAGAGACTTGAGGTAACTGCCACGTCTTGAACGCAGTAGTCAAGCATCTCTTGACTATATTCCGTGAAGTCTTTGAATTCGATTTTGTGGGTGGCCAAGCGCCATCCCCAGGCCTTAAGCGATGGGGATCCACGGTTTGCCTTTGGAACTTGCGGATATTGTTCAATGTCAAGCTCATAGAGAACCTCCTTGGGCCAGATCAAACGTGAACAAATGAGAGTGTCAATGATGCGCGCTTTTGTTTCAAATGTTGGATACAGTTTCTTTAGGACGGGAATGTCATAAAAGCAGATGTTGTGGCCAATAAGAACATCAGCGTTACGCAGATGCTCAAGAGCAGAGTCAATGTCGTCAGGACCAAAAGACAAAATGCTGTTGCTGTTGATGTCATAAAGGACAGCACAGTGAACCACGGTGGCTTGGTCATAAAGCCCATTCGTTTCCAAATCGAAAACATACCACTTGTCATTTGCGGAACTGGGCTTCATCTCGAACTTCGAGTTCTTCACTGGCAAGAGCGCTGTCATTTTTGTTAATCCACGTCAAGATCTGCTGAGCACCAGCCCGATATGGGTGGGAGAAGATCTTGTTCAGAGCTACTTCTGAATCTAACGGAATTAGTTGGAATTGATTGGAAGTTTGACAGGCAGTGATGGCAAATGAACGACCATCTTTCCAGGTGGCGATGACGTAAGACATAAAGGAATGAAAGACGGACAGATACTATCCGATCTTTCATTCCCGTCAAGGTCCTTCAAGTTGTCTTCTGTTTTGATGTGTGGTATCCGACAAAACCACCTTCCTTCTTGCGTTGAGAGATGGCCTTACTTGCGTCGGACCCAGCCCTCTGGGAGCCATGGACCAGCAATGCGAAGGGCTTGTCGCCCAGGCAATGGCTGTCGTCATGATCCACGCTGAGCCCACGCTCTGCCGCCTCAGCTTCTGTGTAAACCACATAGGCAATGCGTTGGAAAACGTGTGGGTACTTGGGGATAAGGTAGTCGAGTGTCCCACCGAAGGATGCGGTGAGATAGAAGTTGGGTGGGATCTGATCGCGCAGGTTAATCCACATGCCAAGGGACTTGGTGTAGGCATAGAACTTTTGCTTTGGCCGTTCTCTTGCCACCATCATCCAAGCTTTCATGTAGTTCTCAGTCCAAAAGTCACCTGACTCATGGATGCGAACCAAAGGTTTAGGTGCGTGCATCAGAAGGGATAAGTCAATCAGATCACGAAGCAATGTGATTTGATTGCCATTCATGTGGATGGTTTCACGAATGAGATCCCAGTTATGCCAACGGGCATCACGTACGTTAGGCCTGGTCTCTGCCATAGCAGCAAAGCAGCGATAGTCATCTGCTTCAGTGCCCGTGGTCTGAGGTAGATCACGGATCTGACCAGTGACCCGATCCGCCATGGTCTTACAAACACCAGCGTGAGGGCATGAGTAACCAGCAGGGAGACTAAAGATCAAGCGATCTTTGAGTTTGGCGTTACCACTGGAGAACTTGAGAAGTTTCATGGTTGTGTTGAGTTG